GACTCCATTAACCCAAAAAGGGTTTGGTGACCATGCAGAAATTGATTCAAGATTAGAGAAAGGTGTATCATGGGATGATGCAGGACAGAATGTAGGAAAACTAGACCAAGAGATGGAACCTGCATTCTATGTATGGACAAATCTAAATTGGCAGTTTCCCGATGATGTAGGATTTTCGGGTTGGAAAGTTATTGACAAACATCTTTCATGGGCGAATGAAATAAGTTGGTGGCATTCTACACAATTAAAAGCACCTTACACTCATTGTGGAGGCCCTTTCAGAGCTGCATGTGCAGATTATGCTATGGGTGGATGTGCATTATTTCAACAACAAAAATTCTGTCCCACAACAAAGTTAGAAATAACTTATGAGGGTGCAATTAAAGTTGGAGAAGTTCTTGAAACACTACAGACAAGTGTAAAGGTAATAGACGAAGGTCGTACATTGGTGCAAGAAGGTATCCAAAGAATCTATGGAACAGACACTATTATTGGACATTTTACAAGTACCCATTATATACCTAAACCTAAAAGTTAATAAGATACATGACCTAAATAGTATTAGGTTAAACATTATGAGTAAATTTTTGAATCAAACAGACGTTATTGACATTCTATCAAGGAAGATAGAAGTCAAAACTATGTTACGCGATGCAAAAAAAACTAAAGATGTATGCAAAATCACAAGTCTAACTACAGAATTGCATGATATCGAGTTAAAACTCAAGTCCACGCCCTTATCAAAAACATAAATAGTAGGTAACTTAACAGGAACCTACTTTAATGGCAGTCACAAACGTACATTTAGAACACCTAGAAGACGAAATCATCAACAATGGTATTGCAGGTGGTCGTGCATCTATAAACTTCCTGAGAGAACTTAGGGACATGTTAAAAGGACATGCAACAGGTAGAGTCAAGATGACTGTTAAATGGGATGGTGCTCCTGCTATATTCTGCGGGCCACATCCCGAGACTAAAGAATTCTTTGTTGCAAAGAAATCCCTATTCAATAAAGAACCATTATTCTACACATCCGAACAACAAATCAAAGATGCACCCGAACTTAAGGGTAGTTTAGAAGAGAAGTTTTTAACATCATTTAAATACCTATCCAAGATGGGAATGAAAGAAATCCTACAGGGTGATTTGATGTACACTAACGACAAGTCTAGTGAGACGATAGATGATAAGAAGTATCTCACATTTCACCCCAATACAATCTTATATGCAGTTCTTGAAGGTTCGAAACTTTATAATGAAATCAACTCAACGAAAATGGGTATCGTCTTCCACACAACTTATTCAGGGTCTACTATAGAATCACTAAGTGCATCGTTTGGTGCAAATGCACCCAAGTCTACATCAGATGTTTGGACTGATGATGCAACATACAAGGATGTGACTGGTTACGGAAACATGACTGCAAAGGAAACACTTCAGTTAACAAATGCACTTACTTCAACTGGTAAAAATTTCCATGGTATAACAAACAAAGAACTTAAGAAGTTCAATGATGTTCAAAATGTTCTCAACAGTAAAGGAGCTGCAGGTGCATCATACAAGACATACACTAACACACTTGTCCGTGCAGGTAAGTGGAACCCTAACGGAAAGGACTACCTCACCCATGTAGAGAAATACTGGAAAGATAGGATAGTTGCAAAAGTTAAGATGCAGAAGACTAAAGACATCAAGATACAGATTGGTAAAGATGTTATGAGAGACTTAAACTCCATCAAAGTGATGATTGATAACCTTGCAAAATTCCAAGGTGGGTTGATAGAGTCAAAATCCCTTATTGTTACAGCACTAAATAGAGTAAAGAGTATTGGAACCTTCGTGAAGGTAGATAACGGATTTAAAGTAGTTAATCCTGAAGGATATGTTGCAATCGACTCAGACGGAAGTGCAGTTAAATTAGTTGACAGGATGGAATTCTCTATGAATAACTTCAACGCTGCAAAAGCATGGGACAAGTAATGAAAAGTTTTAAATCCATATTCGAAGCAAAAGAAAAGAGTGCAGTGTTTACTTTTGGTAGATTCAATCCACCTACAGTTGGACATGCAAAATTAATAGAAAAGTTAAAAAACTCTACCAGTGGTGGTTTTGAACCTCTAGTGTTCATGTCACACTCACAAGACTCCAAGAAGAATCCATTAGATTATAAAACTAAATGGAACTTTATGAATAAATTCTTCGGTAAGAAGGTGGGTATTGTGAACACTAAAGCACGACAAGTGTTTGAAATTGCAACTGCACTACAAGACCAAGGTTACAGTAAGGTTAGAATGGTGGTTGGTTCAGACAGAATTAAAGAATTTGAGATGTTACTCAACAAATACAATGGTGTGAAAGGAAAACATGGTTACTATAAGTTTGATTCAATTAATATTATATCTGCAGGGGAAAGAGACCCCGACTCCGATGACGTAAGTGGAATGTCTGCATCTAAAATGAGACAAGCTGCATCAGATGGGGATTATGATTCCTTTGAATCGGGTGTCCCCGATAAAAAACATGCAAAGACACTTTGGAAGGCAGTAAAAAAGGGAATGAACATCTCAGAGAGTACACTACCATCTTACATGCAAGAGGACTTACTTAATGAAGGAGTCTATGACCAAGGTATATTTAAAGCAGTCTTTCTAATGGGAGGCCCAGGCAGTGGTAAATCAGAAGTGGTTGATGGTCTTTCCCTTAAATCATTGGGACTTAAATTAGTTAATACAGATAATGCATTTGAGAAAGGTCTTAAGAAAGCAGGATTATCATTAGACCTATCTAAGAACGACCCTAAAGACTATGACCCTATCCGTGCAAGAGCAAAGGCGACCACTAAAATAGGTATGGACTTGTATATCGGTAACAGACTGGGACTTATCTTTGACACTACTAGTGCAAACGACAGTAAGATTAAAGCATATAAGAAACATTTAGATGCACTTGGATATGAATCTAAGATGATTTATGTTCAAACATCACTAGCAAATGCACAAAAACGAAATCAAATGAGACCTCGTAAAGTTCCACCCGAAATTGTTACTGGAGATTGGAACAAATCAAATGCAAATGCAATCAAATTGCAAAAGTTGTTTGGTAGAGACTTCACTAAGATAGAGAATGATGATACACTTGCATCACTTAAACAGAAGACAAATGGTCTTTATGGTAAACTCATGTCATGGACTACCATATTCCCTTCAAACAAACCTGCTCTCTCTTGGAAACAACGAGAGTTACATCTCAAAAAGACTAAATAGTATTATGGATTTATTAAACGATATATTAAAAGTACAGAAACTTGCACGAGAGGATAAAATTCAGTCTTTTCAATCAATGTTTACGGAAGAACCCGTCGCAGTCAAAGTTGCTCATGCAAAAGCACAACAGGTTCAAGAGTTGGAAGACCTTAAAGTTAAACAAGAAAAGGAACTTGAATCGTTAAAAGATAGACATGAGAGAGAGAATTCTAAACTTGGATTAGAGAAAGAGAAAGAGACCGAGAATGTTGCAATTCAAAAGAAAAGAGATGCAACAAGAAAGGCAAACGAGTCAGTTGAATTTGATGAAGCCGTAAAGTGGAGTATGGGTGATGGTAAACCACGAGGTGGTTCAAACATAGAAAATGTTCGTTTTTGGGATTTACCAAAAGCATCATTGGAATACATCCAAAAAGATTCAAAGGATGCAATGAAAGCAAATCCTTCCAATAAGAAAAACACACAGGGTAAAGGAAACTACGCTGACCAAATCAATGATGCACAAACTGTTCTTATATGGAGAAAGAAAAACGGCATTAAAGAGTCAGTTGAATTAGAAGAATCAAAGGTGACTTGTCCCGAATGTGGTGGAAAAGGTTGTGACCATTGTGACGATACTGGTTATCACATAAAGGAAGGTAAGTTAGTAACTTCAGCTGTAGATATCATTAAATTGATTACTAAAAAGGTTGCAGACAGATTAGAAAAAGAGTATAGTAGAAATCCCGAGAAAGGTCTTGGTATGATTAACACTATCGGTGCAATGGTTGGACATAAAGTTACAGATAAAGAACAACAAAAGGGTAAGTTATTCCTTAAGTTCGGTGAAGAGTTAGAAGAAGGTAGGATGCAGGATGCAATTAAAAAGGTTAAAGGACTAACGAAGAAACAATTAGATGCCCTTCAATCAATACCTCAGGCACAACTTACAGTACTTGCACAACAATTAAGTTCACTAGTTATGGGTGAAGAAGAGGTTGAAGAGAGTTATGCAAAAGATAAAGCTAAACGACTTAAAGATACTCTTAAGAAACATGATAAGAGAATGATGAAGTCTGCAAAAGACTCTATTAAGAAATATGAAAAGGGTAGGAAAGAAGAGACCGAAGTCGAAGAAGACAGAGATTACAAAAAGGAGTATGAGAACTACCACTCAGACCCCGAACAAATTAAAAGACGTGCAAAGAGAAACGAAGCACGAAGAAGTTTAAAGAATAGTAAGAAACTTACTTCAGATAAAGACGTACATCATAAGGATAACAACCCTATGAACAACGACAAATCTAATCTAAGTATCGTTACTCAAAATTATAACAGAAAAGAACCTCGTATGAGGGACAAACTAAAGGAAAAGGGGTGCTTACCAAATGCGAAACGGAAATAAAACAGATAACGGAGTTCACGAAGTAGGGACAGAGGAAACTCGTCTTGCATATCAGAACGATACTCCAGGCCAACAAGTTGAAGAGTACCTATCTCAGATTGCACTTCAGAATGAAGAAAAACAAGAGAGTGCAAGAAAACACTTCAGTCAAGTGTTTGATAATCCTTTAAAAGGTTTCCCCCACAACGAAGAGTTTGAAGTAACCGATTTAGGTGAAGATTACAAAAAAGTAATCAAAATGTATCCAAGTGATAAAGACTGGAAAAAACTTATAACAAAACACAAACGTGCAATTGACGATTTCAGAAAAAACAACAAGGATTTACCTTCTAAAGTAGAAGACGAATTACTAGGTTGGGCATCACAAACTGGTGAAGTCAGTGGTAAACACGATGCAGAAGATTTCATAATTTCAATCCTTGATGAAAGTACTATATCAGAGAACTATA